TCAAATTCGGAGCAGTGCCTCATGTTTCTGTAGAATGCTCCGTGTTCGCTCTGGTTGCTTAAAGAGTTTATAACTGACGAGTGTTGTTGCAAATCCGGAAAAGTCTGAGAGCACTGCGTCAACGTTCGGAGCTGCCGTGGAGAATTCGGCTATGGTTTTCGAAAACCCTGTATCTACTGCAAGGTAATCCGACTTGTAATCCCCGAGGTTGCCACGAGGGGAGAAGACAGCTCGCTGTAGTTGCTTTATAAGAGTGACGGCGCGGATCGCGGTTCCTTTGACGCTCTGGACGTCAGCAGCATCGAGTTGACTCAAGAAGGACGCTCGAGTGTCCATGTTCGTTGTGAGTTGCGAGAACGATGCCTCCAACTGTTCACGCGAGGGCCCCATTCTCTTCCAATAATCCGTCGGGCTGTCATATCGACTTTTTGCGGCATCTACCATACCTGAGTGGAACATCTCGAAGGTGAGAGCGAGCCTCGGGCGGACAGCGTCAACCGTATTGAAAATGCTGTGAGAGACAAGGTAAGCAACAGTATTCTCCATCTGCCTGATAGACTTCTTGACCGAAAGTGCTTCCTCGTACTGAGGGTCTAGTTTAATCGCCTCATCAGTGAACTCGCGCGCTTTTTGCACATGGAAAGCGATCCCGGTTAGGTCGAGGGTTGCTTTTTCTTCCCCTTGGGCCTTGAGAGTGATAAGAGTCATTTTGCCTGCCTGATTAGGACCAAGACACTTCTGCTGATGGCTCAGAGCCGATTCCAGATACCTAAAAATCAATCCCGACTCTTTCAAATCTTTCCGCGCCTCAGCCTGATCAGGAAACAAATCAAGAAGGTCTGACGCCAGCTTCACTACATCTTCGTGGCGATGTTCACCTTTCGCAATGCGCAGCGAACTGAGTAGTTCTATTGCATGTCGGGTCCGTTCTATCTCGGTAGAAGCGTCAGCTCCCGAGCCTAGAGTTTGAAGCGTTTTCAAAGCCAGAAAGGTCTCCTCCAAACTCCCCTTCGCGCGTGCCAGGTCATACTGAGCTTGTGCTGCTGCAATTTCCTTCTGCTTGTTGGCCTGGAGCTCAGCCCTTAGTTTTTCAATCTCTTTATCTTTCGAGTTGCAACCGCAAACCACGGCAGCCAACCAAAAGAAAACAAACCACCTCAACAGGATTATCATATGTTTAGGAATTATTTAGCAGGAGTGAGCCAATCAAACATGCGATGAGGCGGCTGTGCAAGCCATAATCTTATGCAAGCAAGCTCGTCCAGACGTCGCAATATTTTCCGCAACTGCCTAAAATAGTTGCAATCGCCCGTCTGACAGGGGGTAGCCAGCGGCTACTCCCTCTTTTTTTGACCGGATTCCGCAATTTCCAGGACCTCTGAAGTGACGAGACGGTCTCGCCACGCTGGAAAAATCGAAACGGAACATGGCGGCGAATTACAGACTCAAAGCGGCCCGGGTGCTCAAGGGCCTGACGCAACTTCAATTAGCGGAAAAGGTCGGGCTGGAGGAACACGACATTTCCCGGCTCGAAACTGGCCGCACTGAACCGGATCTCGAATTGAAGGAGTTGATCGCCTCTGTGCTGCAAAAGCCTGCCTTCGAATTGTTCGATGCATAACCCATGAAACAGAGAAATCCCATTGGCACCATGAGCAACGAATCACAGCCGATCGGGCCTGTCGCCGCCGCCGGTGAAGTGGAGCCGTTCATTGACAAAGTTGAAACTTCGCGGCGGCTGGATTGCGGGCTGCGCACGCTGGATGCGTGGATGAAACGCGGCCTTCTGCCGTACTACAAAGTTTCGAAGCGGGTCATGTTTCGCTGGTCGGAGGTGCAGGCGGTTCTGGAACGCAACTGCCGCGTCGATCGCGGTGGTTGGAAGGTCTGACACGAATTTCATGGATTAACACCAATCAAACGAAAGGAACGAAGCGCATGAATTGGTACGAAATTGTTGAACTCATTCTGATTCTGGTCTGGGTCACGGTGCTGGGCTTGTTGGTCTACCAGTTCGGCTACGAGAGCGGCGAGCGGCGAGCGTGGGAAGAGGTGAACCGTTTGCGTGAGGAGAGGGAGAGAGCAGAAAAGCTGAAACTCTGAAAGCTGAGAGCTGAAATGAACTCGAGGGAAAAAGGCAAGAGAGGTGAGAGAGCTTGGCGAGACGAACTTAGAGCCAACGGTTACGCGGCTCGGCGCGGACAGCAGTTTTGTGGTTCCCCTGATTCACCGGATGTGGTGTGCGAGCAACTTCGGTGGATTCATTTCGAAGTGAAGTCGGTCGAGCGATTGAACGTTCAGAATGCGATTGACCAGGCGGTTCGCGAGAGCGGCGGCAAGGTTCCGATCGTGGCGCACAAGCGGGGCTTTCGTCGATGGCTGGTGACGATGGAGGCGGAAACATTTTTTGAATTTCTCCGGGGGGCGTTGCCGCCGGAGAGCACTGGCGTGCCGGCCACTCCTTCCGGAGGGGCACCAGCGGAGCGCCGGGAACTTAACAACACAGAAACACAAGAGAGATAAATAAACATATGAGTCTAGTGCTTGAATCAAAAGTGGGCGGCGATTTTCGGCCGCATGTTGAAGGCATCCACTCCGCCGTTTGCGTCGATGTCATCGACCTGGGACTGGTGGAGTCGGAGTGGCAGGGCCAGCGGCGTTTGGTCAACAAGGTGCGTCTCGCGTTTGAGACCGAACAGATAAACGAAGAGGGCAAGAACTGCGTCATCACCAAGACGTTCACTGCCAGCCTGCATCCGAAGGCGAAACTGGCTGAGTTCCTGGGCAAGTGGCGAGGCCGTCCCGTCGTTCCGGGCGAGAGTATTGATCTGTCGAAACTGATCGGGGCGAACTGCACTTTGGTTATTTCGCACCAGCAGAACATGGTGGGTCGGACCTACGCGTCGATTGACGCGGTCAGCAAGCCGACCAAGCGGCTGGTGGCGTCCGGCGGTTACGATCCGACCTTAGCTCGGCAGCGCATCGCCGAATGGAAGGCGAAAGAGGCCGGTCAAGCACAGCCCGGCGCTGCGGCTCTCCCGCAGAACCGCGCCGCGGCTGCAACTCCCAAAAGTCCCGCGCCGGTCACGGCGCCGGCGGCGACGGGTCCGAGCCGGACTGGCCAAGACTTCGATCCCGAAGTCGGATTTTAATCAGGACGTTGACGACATCATTCCATGAGGTTGTTTAACCCTGAAAATGCGCACTGGTATCGGCGGGACGGAGAGCCTTTGCACTCCGTCCTGTCGGGTCCTTCCGGACGGGCACCAGGCGAGCCGAGGCCGACTACGCTGCGGGACGCCCGCAAGCTCGGTTTGCTGCCGAGCGTTACGAATGTTCTCGGCGTCATCAACAAGCCCGAGCTGGTGGAGTGGAAGATGACGCAGGCGGTCCTGGCGGCGTTGACGTTGCCGCGCCGGGAAAGTGAAGACCTGGGCGTTTTCGCCAAGCGCGTCGTTGAGGACGCGCAGAGCCAGGTGCGCAACGCGGCCGATTTCGGATCGGCGTTTCACGCGGGCGCAGAGCATGTCGTGAAAACTCTGGAGGTTGACCCGACGGGCCCGTACGCGGCCTGGCTGAACCTGCACCGTGATTGGTTCCAGGCGAACTGCGTGCGGATGGTGTGGACCGAGCGCGTCCTGGTGAACGCGGAGCTTGGTTACGCGGGCACTGCGGATCTGCTAACTGAGCATCAGCGGCACGGCCTGACGCTCGTTGACTACAAGACCCAAGGCGTGAAGCCGGGTAATCAGCCACGCGCATACGGGTCGTGGTGCCAGCAGTTGGCGGCGTATCGGCGAGCTATCGGCAAGCCGGTGGCGTGCATGAGCGTCATCGTTAACTCGACGGAGCCGAGCGAGTTGGTCGAGCGCGTTTGGAACGAGGAGGAACTCCGGTCCGGCTGGGAATCTTTCGAGGCGGCGCTGGTTATCTGGCGCAACGAGAAGGGTTACGACCCGCGGACCTCACAGAAGGACGCGAAGGACCAGAGAGAAAACAGGCTGCCGATCCTCACGGCATGATGAACTGCCAAACGAACGCGGAACAGAGAAAGGAACCGGGATGAGTTTATTGGAACACTTGAAAGAAGCGGCGCGCCATTTGAAGGAGGCGACGGGATTGGCGCGCGATTATCGGGTGAAGGACGCGGCGGCGAGTGCCGGAACGATCGTGAATTGCGCGGTCCATATTCAGGAAAAAATTGTGGCCGGCAAAGACAAAGTGGAGATGTGGCCTGGCGCCGGAAGAAAAAGCTGAAAGCTGAAATGTTGAAAGCTGAAATCGTGATGCGATTGCCGGTGGCTACAGTGCAGAGAATCGAGCGCCTCGTGGGCGGTGACCCGGTGACTGAGGAGCGGGTCTTGCGATTCATCGCTGATCGCTATGGCGCGAGGAATCTGTTTCATCTGCCGCCACACGTGGGGGCGGAGATTTGCAAAAGGCCCGCGGATTTCGTCAGTGCCGCGAGGCAGTACTGCGAGCCGGAGTTGCCCTTCTAAGTGCTTGCGCACGGGTCCTTCCGGACTGGCATCAACATGATCAAGACGCGCCATTGCAGCCGCTGCAACCGAACGACTCGGCAGGAGATTTCCCGCCGGATCGTGGCCAACAATGTTGAGCATTTCGGCTGGTGGTGCCTGGAGTGCCGCTGGTGGATGCAGAACAAGGGCGGCGGCATCTGGATTGAGAAAGCCGTTCTGGAACAGAACGGCATGGACTTGTCGGTTGCGCCGGTGGTCGAGCGTCTCGATCAGCCGCGCTGCGCCAGGTGCGGGGCGCGGGGTGCGGAGGAGCATCATTGGGCCCCGCAGGCTTTGTTCCCCGGTGGCGAGGCGGACAGGTGGCCGAAAGATTTTTTGTGCAAGCGTTGCCATGATGAATGGCATCGACTGGTAACGCCGTCGCTTGTGCGTGGTGATGAATTTTGAAGTGTGCGCATGCTGGACCCTCGGCAAGTTGCTTTGCGGCTGCTCGGCGCTATTGATTGGCAGACTGAGGTTAGCGGCTTTTGCCGTTGCCCCGGTGAGTCCCTGCACACGAGCGGCAATGGGAGAAAGGATTGCCGGGTGAACGTGGACGGCGCGCCTACAATTTTCTGTTTTCATGCGTCGTGCGCCGCCGCCGTGGCGGAGGCGAACCGGCGCTTGCGCCGGGAGCTGGGCGCCTGGGCCTGGGAACTGCGGCTGCCGGATGGCCGGATGCTGCGGAGCGGTGATGTGCTCCAAGCAAACGGCGTGGTGCTGCCGCGCGAAGTGGTGAAGGCGCAGGCCCGGGCGGCTGGGCGTGACGGGGGCGAGCAGTTGTTGCTTGAGACGCTCCGCACAGCGGCGGAGCGGTTCCGGCTTGAGTTGTTCGATTTCTTTCTGTGGCCGATGGCGGCGATTCTCGAGGATTCCCCCTTGCTCGTGGCGGAGCGGGATGCTGAGGACCAGTTCCGGACGTGGCTTCGGCTTTGGCCGGCGTGTTCGACGGTGTGGATAGGTGACGTTTACAGCTCGGGCAAGCCGGAGCATCGGACGCATTTCCGGGCGGTCGCGGATTGGTACCAGATTGGGCCGGTGATGGGGAACTTTACGTGCGGGTCGTCGTTTCGGCCCGGCTGCCATAGCCGGAGCAATGAGAACCTCAACGGGCATCGGTTCCTGGTGGTGGAGTCCGACACGCTGGCGCGTGATGAGGTCGGCGCGATCTTCGCATATCTGAACCGGCGGCTGCATTTCACGCTGCACGCCATCATTGATACGGCGGGCAAGAGCCTGCACGGGTGGTTTGATGCGCCGCGGAGCAAGCTCCTGGAGGAGCGGCTCAAGGCAACGCTGGTGGCGTTCGGATGCGACCCGAAAGTTTTTACGTATTCGCAGCCGGTGCGGGTGCCTGGCGCATTCCGCGACGGCCGGTTGCAACGATTGATTTGGCTGCGGCAATAACATGGAGATCAAAGCTTACAGTCCAGCGGAGCAGGTTGATCCGGCGGTTGACCTGGGCGTGGTGCCTCCGCCGCTGCCGGAGATTCTGAATCTCAGGCAGTTGGTGGAAGCAGCCCCTGCTCCGCCGCCGCAAATCATCGAGGGTGTGCTGCATCAGGGTTGCAAGATGATCCTCGGCGGCACGAGCAAGAGCAACAAGTCGTGGTGCCTGCTCGATCTGGCGGTGAGCGTGGCCAGCGGCGAGAAGTGGTGGGGCCGACGCTGCACGAAGATGCCGGTGGTCTATATCAACTTCGAGCTGCATGTGTGGGCTATCGCACAACGGCTGAACGCGCTGTGCGCGGCGCGGCCGGAGTGCAGCGGTATCGAAGATACCCTGCACGTCTGGAACCTGCGCGGACACAATGCCGATTTGACTATCCTACGGCCGAAACTGGAGGAGCAGCTCGCCAGATATCAGTTCGGGCTGATTATCCTCGACCCAGCCTACAAGGTTCTGGGCGACCGGGACGAAAATGCCAACGGCGAAATCGCTGGCCTCATGAACGAGCTTGAGGCCCTGGCCAAGAACTCCGGCGCGGCTGTGATCGTCGCGCACCATTTCGCCAAGGGAGACAGCGCCGCGAAAGAGGCGATGGACCGGATGAGCGGCGCCGGCGCCTGGGCACGTGACCCTGACAGTATCCTGGTGCTCACACCGCACGAGGAGCAGGGTTGTTTCACCGTCACCAGCATCCTGCGCAACCTGCCTCAACTGCCTGAGTTCGTGGTCGAGTGGGATTACCCCGTGATGAGGCTTGCGGCGGATCTGAATCCTGAGGCGCTGCGTCGGCCTCAAACCAAGAAGAAGGTGTGCAGCGACAAGAACTTTATGGACACGGCTGTCGGCGCGGAGCCGAAGGCTTTCGGTACGATCGTGCGCGATGCGGGCAAGGTTTTGAAGATGAGCAGTCGGACGGCCGCCAGGTATCTGGCCCGTCTGGCTGCCGCCGGACTGGTGGCCCAGTCCGGCGGACTTTACTGGGTGGCTGGATCGGGCGGAGGGTCCTTGCGGACTGCCACCAGATGACAGGCACTGCCATTACTGACATTGCCCTTAATAAAGACATGGCAGTAACCGGTCACCGGAGCAACGGAACGGGAAACCCTCCTTGGGGTCGGGTTTCCTGTTCGTTCCGTGCTGCGAAGGTGCACCGAGGCGGTGTGGCCAATATGGAGGACTGAATTATGGCGTTGGCATTTGAGCAACAACGGAAGGAAAGCGACAAGGCCTTTGCCGCTTTCAGTGTTTACCTGAGTCAGGGACCGGAACGGTCGCTGGCGAAGACAGCGGTTAAGCTTGGCCGGAGCAAAGTGCTGATGGAAAAATGGTCCAGCAAGTTCGACTGGCCGGCACGAGTGGCGGCTTACAATTCGCACATGGCCCTGGTGGAGCGCGAAGCCGCCGAGGCGATTACTCGGGAGAAGGGCGTGGACTGGGCGAAACGGTATCAGGAATTGCGTGAAGCGGAATGGGAGGAGCGGCAAAACCTGGTTGTCTTCGCCGCTGAGGTCCGTCGCCGGTGGATGGCTCGAGCAGAGCGATGCGGAACCCTGGAGGGTTACGCTCGACTGCTCGAACTGGCGAGCAAGCTCGGCCACAGCGCTTGCGAAAAGCCGACTGAGCGAGCAGAGGTCACGGGGCCGGACGGCGGACCGATCCGGGTCGAGGTTGCGGCGGCGTTGAAGAAAATCTATGGCAAGCCGCTGCCGGGCGAAGTGGTGGACATACAGGTCGAGCCGGTGAAAGTCCTTGCGGACGGCCACCAAACGGAGGTGGGACGTGACTGAACTGGAGCGCTACTTTGAGGTGGGCCGGTCGGTGGGCTGCCCGCCAGAGCAGATGGACAACTTCGAGCGGGCTGGTGTCATCCTGCAGGAGCGGCAGCTCACCGCCTCGGCGGCGGCGCGGCTGTGCGACCAGGCCGACGGGCCGACGGCGGTCGGCTACGGCGGGGCCCGCGGCGGTGGCAAGAGCCATTGGCTCTTGGCGCAGATGGGGACCGATGACTGTCAGCGTGTGCCGGAGTTGAAGTGCCTGCTCCTCCGCAAGGTGGGCAAGGCGAACATGGAGCACTTCGAGGATCTGCGCAGGCGGCTGTTCGGTGCGCTGAAGCATGAGTTCTCGGCGTATCGGGGTGTGCTTACTTTTGGAAATGGGTCTCGCATCATCGCGGGCCACTTCCAGGCGGAGAAGGACATTGATGCTTACCTGGGGCTGGAGTACGACGTGATCGGCATCGAGGAGGCGACGACTTTGTCGAGCCGGAAGCATCAGGACATCACGACGTGCTGCCGCACGTCCAAGCCGAACTGGCGCCCGCGCATCTACTCTACATCCAATCCCGGCGGGATTGGGCATGCGTGGTATCGCACGAGATTTGTCCTGCCGTTTCTGGAGAGGCGTGAGCGCGAGACCCGGTTCGTGCCGGCTCGCGTGAGCGATAACGCCTTCAACAATCCGGAGTACCAACGGGTTCTTGAAGGCCTGAGTGGGTGGCAGCGCCGGGCCTGGCTGGATGGTGACTGGGACCTGGCCGCGGGCCAGTTCTTCACCACCTTTAGGCGGGACATTCATGTTGTCGCGGAGTTCGATGCGACGCGGGCGCGGGAGTGGTTCGCGGCTTTGGATTACGGCTTTGCCCACTACACGGTTGTGCTCCTTGGCTGCACGGATGGGGATGGGAATGTCTTCGTTGTGGATGAGCACGCGGAACGGCTGTGGCTGCCGCAGCGCCATGCTTCGGCGGTGAAGGCCATGCTGGCAAGGCATGGCCTGGGCGTTGAGCAGCTCCGGCGGTTCGTGGCTGGTGCGGATGTGTTTAGCCGTCAGAGCGATGGAACCACCATTGCCGGGCAGTATCAGCGCGAGGGAATCAAACTGCGGCCTGCGAATATGGACCGGGTGAATGGTTGGGCAGAGTTATTGCAGCGGTTGGGTGACCCTGAGGCGAAGCCGAAGGTCGGCCTCCCAATTCCGCCGCGCCTGTTCATTCACCGGCGGTGTGGGCGGCTGGTGGAGACGCTGCCCAGCCTCCAGCATGATCCGAATCGACCGGAAGACGTGCTCAAGGTGGACGCGGATGAGGAGGGCGTCGGCGGAGACGACGCGGCGGACGCGCTGCGGTACCTGGTCGCGACGAAGTCGCGCACGGTCGCGCAACGGAAGTTGTGCGGGCTGTAATGGTTATTTGCCGAACAGCACTGATTCGTCCCATTTGGCGTCCTCGGCACGGGAGCGGAGACGCTCAAGGGCAGCTCGCCTCCTTGGGGTAAGGTCGGAGGCCAACAGCGCGGTCTGGATGGCTTCCGAAAGTGTTCCGCCCTGTGCAATCATCATCGTAGGCTCCGAAGACGTGATAAGGAACCCGGTGCTGTCTCGTGTTATAGAAATCTGGTCGTCTTTCATATCGGTGTGTGGAGACGCGATCACCATAAGCGGGCCGAGCGCAGATGGAAAGGGCGAAGTGCCGGAACCGGCGCAGACCACCTTGGGGATGGAAGGGGTCGAGCATGGGGATGGGTGGGGGAAAGCGCGAATGGTTGTGCGAATGCTGGGGGTAAAGGGGGCCAACATGGAGCACGACCGTTTGCGCGTTGGGGTTGGGTGTTTCTTCGGTTTTGCCTTCTTCTTTACTGCCGCGCCTAATGTTTTCCCAATCTCAGCGGAGTGCTTTGGTTGGCGTGAAGGATGCCTGCGAGTTGGCGCGCGCACTGCTGGCTACTGTCTTTGGGGGCCGGGGAGTAGCCGAGCAGTGAGCGTGACAATCGAGCAGCCTCTCTACATATAATGCCATGTTGTGCGTAATCCCTCGCCGCCGGATGGATGGGATGGGTGTGGCGGGAGGCGGAAGAAGAGGGATTATGCACAACATGCGTTATATGAAGAAGGTAATAGCAAGGCCGCACTTTCTATTTCAATTTCGACAGCCAATTTATTGTTAGAAAGTGCAGGCCGTTCCTTCATGCCAATCACAAGCACGGAGCAAGTCTCAATTTGTGCGCGGCAGTGACCTTCCGGTCGGGCACTATTCGCGTGAGGCCACAAAAGTCCGGACACGCCACGGTGCTTGCATGAGGTCTTTGCCCGAAAGTGGATGGCCGGATTTTGTGGCCTGACGCGACTGAGTTTATCCAAGGCGTCAGTCTCCGAGCTTTCGACATGGAACGTAGAGGAAAGCGCAGCGGTGTCGAAAGGTCGGAGTCTGACGCCGCATCGTGGTCTTTGCGGTTAGGTGTTCTCACTTCTGGTCGTTCTGAGTGGAGTGCTCGGGCTGTGGAGCGCTGAAACAATCTTTGCTCACTTGCCGCGTAACAGCCCAGGCACGGAACGGTGAACGGCCAGAGGTGAGACTGATCTAATTACAAAGCGAGTCTCAAGAGTTTTCCGGAGTGTAGCGAAACGGAATGGAGGTCCTGGTGGGCGGCCACCATAAAAAAAGCTACTTAATATTCTTGGGCGTCTGCGGGACCGAAATGGAGTGGAGTCGGAGTGCAGGAAAAGCTGTTGAGTCTCGCGGATTATTTTGTTTTTCAAACTATTCTGCCATCTGCGTCGGACATCGCGCCTGGCTGTTTGCGCGTTGGCCACTGGCGCAAAGCTGGCAAAAGCAGGTGGCAGACTGAAGGTGTTTGTCTTTTACAAAGCACTCGCGCCAGCGAGGTTTCTAAAACTTTGCGAAGCACTAAAATTTCCCCGTGCCTGGCCGGAGCGCGCCCTGAAAACGTTCGATAACCCGCGAGGTTGGATTGCAACAACGATGCACGACTAGAGGAGAGGTCGAACGCGCGCGCGACGGCAGCCCAAGCCCCGCCGAGAAGGACGTCCGATAACCAGTGAAGGCGGGGCGTTGCGAGGGGTGCCGCGAATAGGTGAGACGAAGTGACGCCAGAGACCGTTGGATAACCAGTCAACTCCCAACGAAGTTTACCCCGAAGCATGGGCGTCAGGCACCGCGCGCGTGCAAACCAACTCACTAACTGGAAACCGTTCGAATTTGGGCGCGCTCCGGTCAGGCACGTCCACACCTGTGCGAAGCCTAACTTTGTGTTTGGTCTGGGTCGTGGTGTTTGGTCTTCCACACTCCCACGAGGAGTGTGGCTGATCTTGTCCCTGCGACGTTCGAGGTTCATGGAGGTTGGAATTTGCTAAAGGCGTGCGACGTGGCGTTAGCGGTCTAACACACCATATTTGTCTTTGTCCGGAACGAAGCGAATGCGGCAAGCAGCAGACATGACAGCCCCGGTCCATTAACACACCACTAACTTTTTCTTCGGGGCTGGCATGACGGCTGCGGCCGCATCGAGCGAAGCGGTCTGGGGACGTTTGAACCGCTGAGGACGTTTGGTTTGGCGGCGCGCGTTGCATTACGCGAAGCGGAGGGACGTTGGCGCGCTGTGTGACATTCGAATTGCCCAGGGCGAGCAGCCAGCGTGACAGCCCCGCGTCCATTAACACACCTCTAACTTTGTCTTTGCGGGGCTGGCGCGATGGCTGCGGTCGGGGTGGTTGAAGTCGTTCAGGTGGGGGTCGGATAGTGAACGTGGTTGTCGTCGGTGATAGTGAGGTGCCGCTTCTTTATGAGCTGAGAGATTATCTTTTCTTTGTCTTTGTCGGAGATGCCTCCCTGAAACTGAAACATGGCCCCGATTGAGTTGAGAAGCTTCTGCTTCCTGCCTGGCTGCAGTTTTTTGAGCTTATCTGCGACGTATTGAACCAAGTCCGGATCTGAGGGCGCGGACGAGGGCACGGTGTCCCGCGTGTCCGGGTTTTGTTCCTCCTCTTCCTTGATTGCCAATTGGATCAGGAGTTGTGCGAGTTTGAGCTTTTGTCGGTAACCGAGTTCTTGTGCTTTTTTGGAGATCTCGTCGTAGTTCATGGCGCTTTCAGAAGTATGATTCTCATCGCCAACAGCGTTCATTTGGAACGGAAACCGTCAAGCGGTTTCTGAGGAAAATTTCGGCGTGTCGGTGCGTAGCGAAAACATGTAGCGGCGCGTTCATGCGTGAGGCTCTGTTTCGTGGTCCCTGGAGCCGGTGAAACGCGTGCTATCGTCGCACCGATGGCCGCGAGCTCCACGCATCCTGATTACGACGCGACCGCGGCTTCGTGGTCGAGGGCGCGAGATGTTTTGGCTGGCGAGGATTCGGTCAAAGCTGCGGGCGAGAAATATCTGCCGCGGTTGGATTCGCAATCGGATGAGGAATACACGGCTTACAAGGCGCGGGCTTCGTTTTTCGGCGCGACTGCGCGAACGCTGGCGGAGTATCTCGACCTGGTGTTCCGGCGTGCGCCGGTCGTCTCCATAGCAGAGCGAAAGAGACTCGAACAGTTCGCCGCTGATTGCGATAGGTGGGGAATAGATTTCCCACGCTATGCGCGGCACGCTGTGAGCGAGGTGCTGTCGGTCGGTCGCGGCGGGTCGCTCGTGCTCGCTGATGATAGTCGTCCCTTCGTCACGTGGTTTCGGGCGGAAGACATCATCAATTGGAGGGTTCAACACGGCAACGGAGGCGCGACTTTGGGTGAGGTGACTCTGCGCGATGCTAACCGCGTGCGGGTACTGAAGCTCGTTGACTCGGTTTGTGTTCAGGAGTTCTGGAACCAGGACGGCGAATCCTGGGTACTGGCTGAAAGCGTGACCCTCACGCGCGGAGATTCTCCGTTGTGTTTCGTTCCATTTATTTTTCATGGCCCGAGAAGCTCTCGGCCAACGCCTGATCGCTTGCCGCTCGCGGACATCATCGCCGCGAATCTGGATCACTATCGGTTGGATGCTGATTTCAAGCACGGACTTCATTTTGCCGCGTTGCCTACGGCGTGGGTGAGCGGCTTTGACAAGACGACGCCGCTGCGCATTGGCTCAAGCGCTGCGTGGGTTTCGGACATTCCGGGCGCTTCCGCTGGATTTCTGGAGTTCAGTGGCGCGGGGCTGGCGCACATCGATAGGGCGATGGAAAAGGTTGAGCGGCGCATGGCTCTGCTTGGCGCCCGAATGCTTGAGGTCAACGAGCCCGGCGATGAAGCAAGCGCCAGCCAGCGACGTGACTTGAGCGGTCTCGGGAACGTGATCGCGAGTCTTAATCAATCCCTGACGCGGGTGTTGCAGCTTGCGCACTGGTGGATTGAGGGCGGCACGTTGGGTGAATGCCAGGGTGTCGCGTTTACCATGAATACCGATCTGAGCGCACGGGCTATCTCGGGCGAAAGTCTGACGGCGGTTGTGGCTGCATGGCGGGCTGGAGCGATTAGCCGCGAGTCAATGCTGGAGGTTTTAAAGCGCGGAGAAGTTTTACCGGAGGGCCGGACTGTGGCGCAGGAGCGAGCGCTGATTCATCGTGTCCCGCTCAACTCTCACCAATGAAATTTCTGGGCTTCAATTTTTCTATTTCACGGAATACAGCGGCTCCTGTCACAAAGGATGCGACGCAGTATGCGTTGACGGCCGGGCTTTGGCCGGATGACCCGCGGAGTGGCACTCTTCTTTCGAACGCATATCAGCAGGTTGTTTGGGTGTATCGCGCCATCAATGCCCTGTCTGAGCAGGTCTCCAATATCCCATTCAGGTTTTCCACGACCACTGCGACCGGCGAGCAACTCATAACGACGGGGCCGTTGGTGGAGTTTTATGGCCGCCCGCACGCTCAAATTAACAGGTTCCAATATTGGGAACTGCGCGTGATTTGGCTGATGCTGCGCGGCGAATGTTTCCGGATTCCGGTCTATGACTCTCCGCTAAGCGGTGCTCGTTCCGTGTTGAAGTCCGTCATGATCGTCGACCCCGCTCGTTTTCAGCACATCGTCAAGGATCACCAACTCATGGGCTGGCGGTACATGGACTATAGCCGCAACAGTCCACTCTCCACCCAGGTCTTGCTTCCGGAGGAAGTGTGGTACGAGAAACTTCCGAACCCGTTCGACTTCTGGCGGGGAATGTCACCGCTTGCGGTCGCCGCCACTGCTGCGGCAACGGATCACGCCGCATCGCTTTTCATGAAAGGCATCATGGAAAACAATGGCGAGACCGGCCCGATTCTCAAGACCAACGAGCAACTCGACCCTGAACAGCGGGAGCAGCTTCTGGCTGCACTGCGCGAGCGCAAGCGTCGTGCCGGCACTGCCGATCGTCCGGTCCTCCTTTGGGGCGGCGCCGAGGTGGTGACGCCAAAGCTTTCCAGTGGTGATTTGCAGTTCCTGGCAAATCGAAAGTTTTCCTGCACGGAGATTTGCGCAGCCTTCGGTGTGCCGGAAGAAATCATCACCACAACGAACGCAGCTAAGTATGACGTGATGGCCGGTGCTCGACTGAACTTCATTGAAAACCGAGTTGTACCTGTTTGCCGGCGACTCGAAGCCGAGGACGACATCACGGTCAAAGCGATTGACCCGACTGCTGATGGCTGGTTCGACACGGAGGATCATCCTGTCCTGGCCGCTGCTCGACGTGAACGGCTGGCTGCTGCCCGCGCCGGTTTCGATATGGGCGTTCCGTTTAATGAACTTAACCGGGCCTTTGATCTCGGGTTCAAGCCGCTGCCATGGGGTGATCAGGGTTACATCCCTTCTGCGATGCAACCGGCGGGCGAACTCAAAGCTCAACGCTCGAAAGCAAAAGTCTCCAATGCGCCAGTCGGATTCCCGGATCCTTTCACGCGCCTGGCGGCGGCATTAACCACAAACGGCAACCACCGATGAATAATATTTCTGATCTCATTCCATTGCATGACAGTCGCCCTGGTGTCCGGACCCTCCTGCAAGTCGAGATTCGTGAGCCGGTTTTAACTCCTGGTGATCAGGAGGAGGCTGAAAGCTCTTCCGCGGCGACGCTCGATTTCATCGCCAGCACAGCAACGCTTGATCGTTATCACGAAGTCATTGAGCCCGCTGGCTGGCAGCTCGATTCCTACCGGAGCAATCCGGTTTTCCAGAACGCTCATAATTACGGCGACATTCTTTTTACCCTGGGCAAGGCTCTTTGGACTGAGGTCCGGAACGTTGATGGAGGGCAGGCGCTCTGTCAGAGAATTCAGTTTGCTACTGAGGTTAATCCGGTTGCGCGCATCGCATACGGCCTTTACAAGGGCGGGTTTCTCAATGCCGTGTCGGTCGGTTTTATCCCGCTGCGGTGGGAAGATGGCGGGGCCAGCTCTGCGAATGGGATCGCTCCGCGCCGGCGCTACCTCGAACAGGAATTGCTCGAGGTCTCTGCTGTGGCAATCCCGGCGAATCCCGACGCCCTGGCGCTCGGCGTAAAATCTGGCGCGATCGCAAAGGCTGACTTGCAGGCAACTGTGGACCTTCTTCGCGCCGTGGTGGGAACACCTTTGCCGCAACCATGTCCGCAACCGAATCAATGGATCGATTTAGCACGCGAGCTCCGGGGCGTTATGCGAAAGGCTTAACGCCATATAACCAGACCGGTCCCGCGTGCAGCCGGTCAAGAGAAAGGACATATATGTCTGAAGAAAATAAAACCGAACAAACGAAGGAGATTCAAAATCTTCTTACCGAAATCAAAACCGGCTGGTCTGGCGTCAGCGCTCTCCCCGCCGAAGTCAAAACGTTGCGCGAGGGCACTGACAAGATGGCAACTGAACTGAAGGACGTTCGGCGCCAGCTTGCCTCACGTTACTCCGCGCCCGCACCGCACCGCCGAGGCGCTGTTTCCGATGACTGTGCCCGCCATTTAGCGAGCACCTTTATCATTCACTGCGAGCGGAGCGACAAACTTGATGCGCTTTGCTCTGTGCCTGCGCAGCGGGATACGCTGATGACGTTCGCCCGCGACACGTTGAATCTGAGCACGCGGACCGCGCTCAACACCAGCGATATCCCATTGCCAACGCATTACAGCGGCGAGATCCGCGAGCTTATCTCCGATTTCGGAGTTGTGCGACGCTGGATGAGTCCTTATCCCATCGGCATGGGGACAGCTCGACCGGCTCGCATGGGCACCCGGCCGGCCTTCGGCTCGATCGCCATGTCGGCTGCGTTCGGTGAGAAATCGCCTACGGTCACGTTTGCATCGCTCGAATCCCACAAGATCGGCGGCATTGTGCGATTGCCTCGTGAAATTGACGAGCAGAGTATCGTTGCGATGGGGCAGTTTCTGGCCCGATATGGCGCGGTCGAGTTCGCCAGGGTGGAAGATAATTGGGGCTTCAATGCGGATGGCGGCGGGACGTATGAATCCGTCAAAGGGGTCGTTCAAATCGCTCGCGATAATGCCAAAACGGTTGTGCTAGCTTCGACGAAAACCAAGCCGAGCGATGCCACGCTTGCGGACTTCCGGACGCTACGCACCAAGGTCAATAAGGCTGCTCTGAATGGTCGCCTCTCGGCTTACTACCTTGATAGCACATGGGAGACGGCGCTTCCGGGTTTCAAGACCACGGCTGAGCCGAATGTTTATCAGCGGCTTCCGGATGGCAGCGCGATTCTCGACGGCTATCCCATTATCTGGACGGACGTAATGCAGGCTTACACGACAAGCGCTGCCGCTGACACGGCGATTGCGGTGTTCGGCGCGATGTCGTTCTGGTGGATGGGTGAGCACGGCTCGCCGCGCATCGATACGTCCGAGCACGTCTGGTTCGCCAATGATCAGTTGGCGGTGCGGTTCATCGAGGAGATCGACTTCGACTACGCGGCGGTGGATGCCACGGCTGCGCTGATTACGGCCGCTTCGTAACAGCTTGCAGGTGCCGGGGAACTAAACAGCCCCGGCACTTCTGCTCGCTCCGCCATGCTGACTCAACTTGCAACCGTTAAAGCGCGCCTGGACATAAGCGCCAGCACCTATGACGACCTCCTCACCAGTGCTATCGAGGCTGTCAGCGCCAGATTCGACCGAATATGCAACCGAACAATTGCGCGGACTGTTGGTGCTACGCAGGAGTTCCGTTCGACGGATACAGAGATTATCGCGAGGTGCTACCCAATTGAGACGGTCACCAAGTTTGAACTGAAAAATACCGAGGCCGAGGGGTGGATTGAGCAAGCGGGCGTGACGTATCTATTACGGCAAGCGTGTATCATTTCGCTAACCTTGCCTCTGTCTTTTGTCCCTCAGGCAGCCACTCCGCAGCTCGCGAGGGTAACGTACACAGGCGGCTACGTCCTTCCAGGCGCAACGCCTTCCGCTGGGCAGAGTGCGCTGCCGGATGATCTTGAATCAGCTGCCATTGAACAGGTGGCCGCCTGGTTCCAGCAGCGGGACAAACTTGGGCTGATCCGGCATTGGCCCAGCGGTGGCACTTATCTTGTGTTCATCCAGTTGCCGCTGCTGCCACAGGTGAGCGAAATGCTACGGGCGCATCAAAGGTGGGCCGTTTAACGGAAAGACCATGACCAACATGAACCCTGCAGATTTGATTCGAAATGTGGACCATGCCGCCGGCATGGATGACCGCTGGCTGTTTGTGGCGAGCCTGGTGGCGCTCGGCGTCTTCGCGGCATTCGTGATGAGGTATTTCATTCGGCAGCATGAGCGGCTGATCGAAGACCATAAGGAGGCCAGGGATATGTACCACGAGAGCCTGCGTGGTGTAGTGGCGGAGCAGAGCGGGGCGAACGCCAAGCTCATCGTCTGCCTGGACAACAACACGAAAGTTCTGGAGGAGTGCCGCGATGAACTGCGACTCGTCCGGATGGAAAGGGACCGTTAGATGAAAGTGCGTGAGAACTATGTTTGGGGCGTTGTGATCGCGGCGGCGCTGGCGCTGTTAGTTGCCTGTGCGAGCGGCTGTTCAACGCTCGACCGAGCGTATCAGAAGGAAGTGACGTGGACGAACGAGCCGGTCGTTCACGTATTCACGAACACCGTGGTTGTGACCAATACCGTGCCGGTGGTGACTGAGCGGACCAATATTGTCTTTGTGACAAACCAGGTGAGCGGGAGCGTGTCCGGCTACGCTTTGCGTGAGCCGGTCGCGACGAACATTGTGTCATCCGTGGTGACCAACTTCGTGCCGGTTTTCATGACTAACATTGTGCAGGTTCCTGTGACGAATTTGGTCGCCAAGCCTGAGGCAGTCGCGACGATTGAAGCAACGGGCTCGGTTGTGAATGCTTTTGCGCCGGGCGTTGGTAGTATTGTAGCGCTGGCGCTGGGCGGGCTTTACCACGGATACCGCCAGCTCCGCAACCGTAAGGTGAATGAAGCGCTCGTCCAAGGCGTGGAGACGGCGCGGGCCGTGCTGGCTACTACGCCGCAGGGGCAGACCGTCGATGCACAGTTCGTGAAGTGGTTAATGGAACACCAGAAGGAAGCTGGAGTGTTCGCGACGGTATCGTCTTTGGTGGACCAGGTGAGCGACAATCCGGCTGCGAGGTTGACGGCACAGGAAATCGCTAAGCGTGTTGAGCAAGCGGGGCAGCAACGAACAGTTGCGCAGTCGTCAGGCGCGGTTAGCGTAGGGGCTTAG